TCGCCAAAATATACACCAACATCTAGTCCTAAGTTAACATAATCTGCATGAGTTTGTCTTACCAGATCTTTATTTGGTACAATGACCAATGTGCGGCCATACTTTTCACAACACAAACTCATTGCCGCAGTCATTAGTGTCTTGCCGGCACCTGTTGCAATTTCTTGTACGCATTGTGCATTAGATAAAAATCTATTAATAATTTCTACCTGGTAGTCACGAATTACAACTGGCTGTCCGGCTGCCGGATGACCAACAGGCCAATTTATATGACTAAATGCGTTTTCGGTAACTTCATCAAAACTAAGATTATGCTCTTGGCGTTTGTCTTCAATTTCAATTTGCCATCCTTCTTCTTCTAAGATAGGTAGCACTCGGTCTAACAAGTTAAGATATGTTGATCCGGCTGTGGTAAAGAAACCAACTTTGCCATCCCATCGACCCAAGCGATAAGCAGGTACATGAAATGCATATGGTAACTGGTATTTGAGTTTTGCTTCGCAACGTCGCCTTGTACTTGGATCAAGGTCATAAAACTTTACGTTGACTTCGTCGCGTATTTCTAATTTAGTTATTCCTGGCATTTTTATATAATAGCATAAACAATCGGCTTTGTCTAATACTAATTTGCCAATCAGGTCACATTTGTTTTTATGTAGACTAGCTACTTATCATAAAATGCTCAGTTTTTAAAAGCAATTTTGCCAGAATATAAACTTTATTCGTCTGGCAGGTCCCAGAATGGTTTAAAGTTTGGAACCATTTCTAAGAAATTTAATTTGCGTTCACTTTCCAGCGCAGTTATTTTTTGTTTAATCTCAGACCATGGTATTATGCTAGTACCACTTTCCAAGAAGGTCAACGAATATTTAAAAGGATTTGAAGGAACCATCTTGTCGTCGTTGAATTCAATTGCGTTAAATTTTTCTATTAGATGTTGTTTGGCTGTTCTATGCAATGATCCAAGAGCTTGCCATTGTGGGGAGTATATCCATTCAAAATCCACATACCAATTTGGAAAATTGGTAGCCATAAATTTTACAATTTCTTCTAAATCAAACACATTGAATATGTTGACAACACAATGCATCTTTAATAATATAGAAGGATTGTTGCCCCACCATTGATCAAATACTTTCATATTCTCGATGACTTCATTAAATTTGCTTGGCCATCTATACCAATCATTTACAGTACCTAATCCGTCAAGGCTAACAAATATAGTAGATTGCTTACACTTTTCTATTATGTTACGCATTTCCGGAGACGGTATAATTGTACCATTTGTGTTTACCATAAACGATAGTTTGTTTTCATAATCAATGCCATTGATCAGATTAACAATCCTACGCTGTTCCATAAAAGGTTCGCCGCCAATTACTTTTAAAAATGTAAGAGCAGACAGGTCAAGTTTACTGTAATCATAGTTGTGTTCAATTATGCCAATTTTTTTAATTCTTCCGGCCTTTACATCCTCTGTATACCATGTGGTGGATAATTTATAACTACAGCTAACGCAAGCAAGGTTACAAAGGTTACTGAATGTAACTTCTAATCTTGTCAGGGGTTCAACTTTATTTTCAATAGGAATAAAGTTTTTCAATGAAGTGCTACGCATACTTTGTCGGCCATTCTTGTCATGGCTATAACACGAAACACAATTTGGTGTTTCAATTCCGGCCAGCATGTTTTCCCTAAGTTGATGCCAATGTGGTGTGTTCCTTACATCAGTGGTCCAAAGTGTACTTCCTTCTATGCTGAGATATTTACAGCATGGTACTACATCTCCGTTGACTTTGACAGCGGCTTCGTTCCACGGATGGGCACAAATTGTTGAATTTGGTACAATTTTCATACTGATACTTATCAAAAAAAAGCTCTTGCATTATACAAGAGCCTTTCCCATCGACTTCATTCCACGCAAATAGTCAGCTGTCGATGTTAAAGTTTTAGTCCTTGGTCTTTAGCAAAAACTTATTGCTAATGGCCTTAAACGATACTTCACGTTCGTGACACTTGAACACAAGACCTTCACGTTCTGGACCAGTAATGTCTCCCATTACTGATTTTGCTTCAGCAAACTTTAAGACTTGTTCAATTGTAGCAATACCCAAGGTGTCATATAATTCTGCCTTGTATGCAAGAACTGGTACATGCATTATGCCATACAGGTCACAAAACTCCTTGCGTTCAACTGGATTAAGGTAGCGGCCTGCATCAATGTCATAAATGTCAAAAACATAAAAACTTTGACCTTTAATCTTGTATGCATTACCTTGGATACCTTCTCCTACGATCTCCCCTTGTATTGCAAGATTACGACCGCTTTCAAAGATAGCAGAAGTAATTTGATCTCGATGAGCCACCTTCCAAAGTGAATTACCTTCTGTATCTTTTAGATTTAGATTGCGGCTACATACTCCATGGTCATCGCCATTAACATAAACCGTCATTGACGCACCATCAAGCTTTTCGGTAACTTCCCAAGTTAGCTTGTTGGTTTGCCATTGAGCAAATTCTGCACTTAGATTCTGAATACGCTCTTGGTCAGTCTTTGGCATGAATGAAGGAAACATACCTCGCACTTCGCCAGCCAATTGTGCCGGGACGGGTGCTTCATACTTGATAATACCAAGTGGAATTGATACATCAAGTCCTTCAAATAACAACGAGTCTACCATGGTCAAAACAGACAGCGGTAACAGCAGTCCCTGTGATAGTTGGCCGCGCAACTTCATAGTGCGAAGACGTTCGCCTTCAACACCCTCAAAAGTCTTAGGGTATTGTCCAGCCTTGGTCAAGAACGGTGCAATAGCAGTAGGTATGAAGCTGTCAATTTCGCAATACACTGCCAGATCGCCTGCGGTGTATTCGCCCTTCTTGGCCACCACTGTCCATCCACCTACAATAGCGCACTCAATTGTATCTGCACCTTCAATGGGTCGCAGTGCATCAATCTTTCTAATGGTTGCCATCTTACGCATTTATAACTCCTTAACAAACGGGTCTTATTGACACTGCCCGTAGTCGGTAACTTAGGCGGCTCGCTTCATAACAGTAGTTTCTGCCAGGCGCTTCCAACGCTCACCTGGGCCTGACATCTTCTTCAAGTCTGCAATCTTGATAACAGTACGCAGACTCAGCTCGCGCAACTTGTCTTTGTTTGTGTCAACATAATCATACAGTTCTTGCTTGGCACCTTCTTCAAATTCGTAGCTGTCAAGCATACCATCCATCATAATTTGTTTGATACGCAACATCTTGTCACGAGTGGTATCCAGTGTCAGATCCAAATAGTGGCAACGGCTTTCCAGCGCACCCAAGTGGTCTTTCAACTTAGCACTCTTGACGTGCTCAAACTTGATATTGGTAATGAAGATGCAAGAACCTTTGAAGTCAAACTTATCCGGCACACCTTCGCTACGAAGCATACGGCTGTCAGTGTTCCAAGAGATAGTACGCTTCTTAGAACTGTCCAGTGCGGCTTTCAAAATATTCAAGCTCAAGTCGTCAAGCAAAATGCTGTCACAGTCGTCAAACACTAGTACATCACCTGAATTGCTAAAGTTATACAATTTGCAATACAAACCAATTGCACTCATTGCACCTTTAACAACTTCGTAACGCGGACGTTTGCCAGCAATGTTGTCAAACATAGCGGCCTTGTTGAGCACTTTCTCAACGCCAAAGCTCTTGCCAACGCCTGGAGGGCCAACAACAATCATTGCACGAACAGAGCCGTCAACAGAACCTTCTGTCATTTCTTCTAGAATGTCGAATCGCTCACGAATACGTTCAATTGCTTGTTCATCAGACTCAACCACCTTTGGCTCCTTCTTTGTTGGTGTGTTATAGTTACCTTCAACACCAGTAACGCAATCTGCCGCACTTGCGGGTTCAACATCGCGCATAGATGAAACTTTAACGCGAACTTCGCGGCCTTCAAATTCACCAAGAGATGCGTCACCAATTACAGTAACATATCCGCCTTTGGTGCCTTCTTTGTAGTCGGCAACAAGCTGGAATGTTTGGTTGTTGATATTAAAATTGCGATATGTACCGCTTTTGATAGTGATGTAAGCTGACATTGTTTTCCTTTGCGTGGATTAATTAACTTGCTACAGTATTGATTATACTGCGGTTTGGCTCAAAGAGCAACCGTTTTCTGCCTCTTTTTGTAAAATTTCCTGTATTTTCAGCACTTGTGGCGTAATTACAACACCACCATTGAGCGTTTGATACAACTCAGCAACCGCTTTAATGTGAAACTGCATTACTTTACCAGATTTTGTAATCAGTGTGTATTGCATGTTTATCCCTGTTTGCTTAGTATGTAACTATTATATGGCAAATAGGCCCAAACGTCAACTGATTTTAAAATTTTTGCCAAAAAAAAGTGTTGTATTTGTACAACACCTTTAAAATTGTCTAGTTTTTAAGCAGTTTTAGAACAAATCTGCGTCTTCCATACCGGCAACTCGCAACTTTGTAACATTATTGATCTGAAATTGCTTGCTATCAATTGCTTTAGTAAGTCCAATGAATTTATTACGGACAAGTGCAAATTCATTAACCAAGTAATCCATACTGACTACGTCTGGGTCACCGTCTGAATACTTTTCAGCATCCCTGCTACTCAACGTTCTGTTGTAGTGCTCGGTAAATTGTCTAAATTTAATGCTACGAAGCTCTCGCAGTTTAATATTTAAATGCTGAAGGATTGCTTCAATTTCCTGAAGCTGGTTAAAACGATACTCTACAATGCCGGGCATTTCTCGGCTAGCTTTTTCAAGATTGCCTTCAAGTTTTAACTCGCGCCTGGCATCGTAAAGCTCGTTTTCATAAAAAGCTATACAATCAGGTAGGTGGCTTAAATCAGCCTTGACCTTACCAAACCATAAACTCATTAATAGTCGTCCTCTTCATCGCCAAAAATATCTTCTTCATCTGACTCAATTCCACCAAGGACTTCATCAAATGCAAAATCAAGTGAATTATCAGATCCGTCTGCGTCTTCACGAGCTTTTTCAAGATCAACATAATTCTCTGCCGCTCGCAGAAATCCTAGTGCGGCATCGTTACGTTCTTTTTTATCAATGTATGGTTTTAGTGCTAACCACAATTCCACCAACATTTCACCATCATCATTCATAATTAATCTCCATAGTAAAA